AAAGAATTAGAAGAAACACAATTACCTTCTGCACAATTAAGAAATTTACAAAAAAGATTAGACGAAGCAAGACAAAGTTTAGAAGAGCAAGCAAAAATTTCTGGTAAACCAAAAAATTTAAGTGATTTAATAGATGATTATTTTAAACTTCCTCCTTTTAGAGACATTGAAAAAACTAAGCAAATAGAAAATGAAGCTCTTGTTAGAGCAGTTGCTCGTTCCATTATGTTTAATGATATTAAATCTGGTAAACTAAAAGTTCCTGATGATATTAGAAAGATTGTTTCTGGTGAATCTAGTCAAGATGTTCTTGATCCATTTAGAAGAATTTATGGAGAGGATGCGTTAGAACAATTAGACAGTTTATCTTTAGAGTTTAAACAATTAAATACTTCACAAGCAGCTGAAGATTTAGCAAGATCAAAATTTACTTTTGAACCAGATGTAAATAGACCTCCGGGTTCATACACTCGAGAAGAAGAAATAGAATCAAATGTTGTTCCATTTAAAAAGAAACCGGATGAACCAGAAAAATTTGCAATGGGTGGTAATGTAGAATCTAAAGGACTTGATTACTTGATGGGTTTATCAAGACCATATGCAACAGGTGGTAGAGTTGGTTTTGATTCTGGTGGAGGAAAATTTAAAAAAGTAAAAGATATTGAAAATCTTATAAGAAAATTAAATAAGAAACTTTCTAAAAAGAAATCTATGGAATCAATGAATCCAAAAACTGGGGAACTTACAATTCCAGAAAAACCAGTCACAACAGCGGATAAAATAAAAAGAAAACCAACAAAAGAAGAATACGATGAGTATAGCGAAATATTAGATGACAGTGAAAATTTTGTAGTTCAAGGAAATGAAACATTTGAAGAATTAGATGCATTAGTTAAAAAACAAAAAGACTATGAAGACTACATGTACATGCAATATAAAATGGGTAAATTAGATCCTGCACCTGGTGAAAAAACTCAAAATAGATTAAATTTTTTAAGAAAAAAAGCTGAAGAGGCAGAAATAGCAGGTGACAGAAGATTATTTACTCTTGATGAAATGGAAGAATTAGAAGATTTAGAAAAAATATTTGAACCAAGTAGTATAGACATATCAGATCCTAAAGTTGTAGAATCTTTTACAGAATTTGCAAGACAAAATGATCCTGAAGGATTTAAAAAAATTCAAAAGATAGTGGATGATATTAATAATAAAAACGCCTTAGATAACTTTGATATTACCGGTAGAAAACCAAATGCCAGCGGCGGCCTAAACTATTTGATGGGACTATAAATGAAAGTCCATCAGTACAGAGAAATGATGAGGTACCTCACTAGGCCTCCCGCTCCTACATCCTCGATGCAAGTTGCTGAAGTAACGAGAGACGAGAGTCTAGAACCTCCTTACGAATATAAACCTGAACAAAGTGTAACTCCTGAGTTTAGACCTTCTCCTAAAACTATTCCTGTAATGCCAGACAAACCTTCTATGAAAGAACCATTAATGCTTGAAAGTGGTGGCAGAGTTGAATTTAAATCAGGAACTAAATCAGGTTTTTTAACCACAACAGATATAGATAATACTAAAAAACAAATTTTAAGTTTACCAGAAAACAAAGAAGGAGTTTCTAAATTAAAAAATATAATTCAAAATTTTGATGATTATCTTACTTTTGGTAAAGGAATTATAGCAAGAGGAGCTTTTGCAACAGCGGCGTTAGGTGCTACCTACGATAATTTAAGAGTTGGTAATTTTAAAGAAGCTCGTAACGATTTGCTTGAAATAATAGATGTTCTTCCTTTATTAAATTTTGTTCAAGGAGTCCCAAGAGAAGTTGGAAGTGTTTTTGAAATTCAAAGAGAGAAAGGAGTTCTTGATTATTATTCTCCTTATTTTAAAAATAAAGAAACAAAAAATATATATCCTTTAATAGAAGATCTTAGAAAAAGAACACAGAAGAATAAAGAAAATGAAGAAAGAAAGGAAAAAATAATTAATGATATAGAATATGGTTATATTACTGAAGCTGCTTTGCCTAGATATAAAAAAGAAGTTAGTGATTTAGATAAAGAAATAGAAAATTATAAAAAATATAAACAAGAAAAATCTCCCTTAATAGAAGAATCTATGAAAGATTTTATTCAAGCATCTATTCAAAAAAATAAAGAAAATTATGGGAAACCTAGTAAAATTAGAGAATTTATTCTTGGAAAAACTGAGGGACAGTCTTTCATAAATCCAGGACTTAATGCTCTTCAAAAAATTTTTAGTGAAACTGGTAGTGATGAATTAATTAATAAAGTGCGTGAAGATTATGACCCAATCTATCGTCAAAAAATAATAGAGGAAGAAAAATTTGAAAAAAAAGAAGATCAAAATTTACCAGATTTTTCTAATGTTGAAGGAGTAGGACCAATTACATCTCCACCTGTAAAAAATAAACCTAGAGTAAATTTAGGTCCTATTTCTTTTCCAAGTCCAACTTTTGATGAAACAATGGCTATGGCTGCAAACGGTGGAAGAATTAATTTTGACGTTGGTGGTAAATTAACAGACACAGGTAAAACTTTAGAAGAAAGTGTTAGAGAAGATCATAAAAAATATAATGATTTACTAAAATCTATGGGTAAACCTACTATACCCTTAGATAATAAGTACATACAAATGTGGATTAAAACTAGATTGAAGGATGGAGGAATAGTTGCGGAAAAAAAATCAAAAGCTATACCAATGGATTTAGAAAGCGTTTCTTTTAGATTATTTGGAAGTAAATTAGATGATCTTACTTACAATCAAAAACAAACTGTTTATGATTATATAGAAGATAATAGAAACAAGAAAGCTGATGGAGGAAGAATTAATTTTCAAGAAGGCTCTGGAGAAAAAACAGAGTTTTCTGAAATACCGGAATTTAAAGGAAATATATATACAACAGTTGATTTTAGATTTGCAAATGGTGGAAGAATTGGTTTTGCAGATGGACCAGATGATCCTACAAAAAGAAAATTTGTAAAAGGAGCAGGTATCCTAGGATTGCTCGCAGCTGGTGCAAAATTTTTACCAGATATTTTTCAAAGTTTAAAAGGATCAAAAACAACAAAAATTGCAACTAAAGTTTTACCAAAAGTTTCAGGTATGCCTGAATGGTTTCCATCACTAGTTGCTAAAATTGAAAAAGAAGGAGTTGATGTAATAGGTAAAGCAGGAGTTAAAGATTTAGTATACACTAAAAAAATAGAAATCCCTGTTGCCGGTGAAAAAAATCCAGAAACAATTTTCATGACTAAATATCCAGATGGAATAATTGAAATAAATACAGACATGAAAGGAGGTGCTTATGGTGAAGCATTTGAATTATATTATAAACCACCTAAAAATATAATTGATGAAAAAACAGGAAAAGTAATAGAAAAAAAAGGTGAATTTAATGTAATTGAACAAAGACCAAAACCAGTAGGTGGACCTGAAGATGCAGATTATGAATTTGAGTATGAATTAGTTTCAAAAGAAGATGCAATAAGCGATCTTGAAAAAATTGAACAAAAAGTAACTGGAAAAATAAAAGATCCAAAAATAGCTGAAAAAAGAACTGCTCGAAGAGAGAGTTATTATCAAAGTCCTTATGATGATATAACAGATAGGTATGGAGACCCTGGAGATATTGAATATGATCGAATGAGGGATGCAGGATTATTTGATGAATAAAAAATTAACAACAACCATACCCCCATTACGAGGTCCAAACCCTCAAGGCTTGAATATTGATTATAATACTGTTAAAACAGTCAACCCGGAGAAAACAATAAATGGCAGAAATAGACAAGTCGTTACCAAACGTAGCGGATAAACTTACACCTGGAGAACTAGAAGTAGAACAGATAGCACAATCTGTTGAAACAGTTCCAACAAGTCCTACAGATGTTGTTGAAAACGAAGATGGAAGTGTAGATATAAATTTTGGTCAAACAAATGAATCTATTGTTGCAGATCACAATGCAAACTTAGCAGAATTTTTAGAGGATACATATTTAGATAGATTAGGATCAGATCTTTATCAAGATTACACAGACTACAAACAATCAAGGCAAGATTGGGAAATGTCTTATACAAATGGTCTTGATCTTTTAGGATTTAAATATGAAAGAAGAACAGAACCTTTTCAAGGAGCATCTGGAGCCACTCACCCTTTACTTTCTGAAGCTGCCACTCAATTTCAAGCTTTGGCTTACAAAGAATTACTACCTGCTGAAGGCCCAGTTAGAACTCAAATTATAGGACTATCAACTCCAGAAATAGAACAACAAGCAGAACGTGTTAAGGAGTTTATGAACTATCAAATTATGGATGTCATGAGAGAGTATGAGCCAGAATTTGATCAAATGTTATTTTATTTACCATTATCAGGATCTACTTTTAAAAAAGTTTACTACGATGAACTTGCTGGTAGAGCCATGTCACAATTTATACCTGCTGAAGATTTAGTTGTTCCGTATACAGCCTCTTCTCTTGAAGATGCTGAGGCCGTTGTGCACATATTTAAAACATCTGAAAATGATTTACGAAAACAACAAGTCAGTGGATTTTACAGAGACATAAAATTATCAGAACCAACGGAAGAAAATATTTCTGAAATAAAACAAAAAGAAAGAGAAATTTCTGGGATCACAGAAACAGAAAATTACAACGTTTATACTCTGTTAGAGAATCATGTATACTTAGACTTAGAGGGGTTTGAAGATAAAGATGCAACTGGTGAGCCAACAGGAATTAAATTACCATACATTGTAACACTAGAGGAAAGTTCTAGAAAAATTTTATCCATTAGAAGAAACTACGATGCTGCTGATATAAAAAAAAGAAAAATAAATTACTTTGTGCATTTTAAATTTTTACCGGGTTTAGGATTTTACGGCTTTGGTTTAATTCACATGATAGGTGGATTATCACGAACAGCAACAGCAGCTTTAAGACAATTACTAGACGCAGGAACCTTGTCTAACTTACCAGCTGGATTTAAAATGCGAGGGATACGTGTAAGAGATGATGCACAACCCATACAACCAGGGGAGTTTAGAGATGTAGATGCACCAGGTGGAAATTTAAGAGATGCATTTATGCCTTTACCATTTAAAGAGCCGTCATCAACATTACTAGGACTTATGGGGGTCGTGGTTCAAGCAGGTCAGCGTTTTGCGTCAATAGCTGACATGCAAGTAGGGGATGGGAACCAGCAAGCAGCAGTGGGCACGACCGTGGCTTTGCTGGAACGTGGAAGTAGAGTTATGTCCGCGATTCACAAAAGAATATATTCTGCAATGAAACAAGAATTTAAATTACTTGCGAATGTATTTAAATTATATTTACCTCCAGAATATCCTTACAATGTTGTTGGTGGTCAAAGAACAATTAAACAAACAGATTTTGATGACAAAGTAGATATCATTCCTGTCGCTGATCCAAATATATTTTCTCAAACACAAAGAATATCCATTGCACAAACAGAATTACAACTTGCAATGTCAAATCCTGGAATTCATAACATGTATGAAATTTATAGAACCATGTATGAAGCACTTGGAATTAAAGACATAGATAAAATTTTACTTAGACCAGAACAACCTATGCCAAAAGATCCTGCGCTAGAACATATTGCTGCTCTTGCTGGACAACCGTTTCAAGCTTTTCCGGGACAAGATCATAGAGCACATATAACTGCACATTTAAATTTTATGGCAACTAACATGGCAAGAAATGCTCCAATCATTATGGCATCATTAGAAAAAAATATTTTTGAACACATATCAATTATGGCTCAAGAACAAGTTGAAATAGAATTTAGACAAGAGATGATGCAATTACAACAAATGCAACAGAATCCTATGATGATGCAGAATCCACAATTACAAATTCAAATGAAAATGATATCTGAAAGAATTGAATCAAGAAAAGCTGTTTTAATTGCAGAGATGATGGAGGAGTTTATGAAGGAGGAACAAAAAATAACATCACAGTTTGATAATGATCCTGTTGCTAAACTTAAATCTAGAGAGTTAGATTTAATGGCACAAGAAAATGAAAGAAAAAGACAAGAAACTAATGAAAGAGTTAATCTTGATAAAATGAAAGCTATGATGGCGCAATCAATAGACAGTCAAAAAATTAAACAAAACGAAGATTTAGCTAAATTAAGAGCAAATACTTCAATAGAAAAGACTATTTTGACTGCAAAACTAAGAAAACAATAAAAACAAGTTTAAAAAATAGTAAAAAAGGAGTATAAATAAACTATGAAAACAGAAAACGGACAAAAAAAGGTTGCTAAAGTAATGCGAGAGTTCAAAAAGGGTGAACTTCATTCTGGTAAATCTAAAAAAATTGTAAAAAATCCTAAACAGGCAATTGCAATTGCACTCTCTGAAGCCGGTAAGTCTAGAAAACCAATGGCAAAAGGTGGAGTAGCATTAAAAAAGCAAAATTCTTCACGATCAGAGTATGGAAATTTAGTAGATCATTCTCAATTTACTCAACCTGACGGTCTTTTAAAAGGTGGTATTGAAGTTGAAGTTTCAAATCCACAAGAAACTCAAATTGTCCCTGTCGGTGGTCAACGAGCAATGCTTCCGGAGAAAAAAAGATCAGCAAAGTGGTATTAAATTATGCTACAAATGTTAGGAGCTGTTGCACCTCTTGCTAAAGTTCTATTTAGCACTATTGAAAAAGCTGTCCCTGATAAAGACCTACAAGAACGATTAAAAGCTCAATTACAAACTCAATTATTACAATCTCATACACAAGAACTAACGGCTGCAGCTAAAATTATTGAAGCTGAAGCAAAAGCAGGTTGGTTTGCATCATCTTGGAGACCACTTTTGATGTATGTATTAATCTTTATTTTAGTGTGGAATTATGTTATAGGACCAGTTATAAAAGTATTTACGGGAGCTGTCATTTCCTTTGAGTTACCGGGTGATGTTTGGACGTTATTAAATGTTGGACTCGGAGGTTATGTAATAGGTAGGTCTGCTGAGTCCGTTGCAAGGACAATGGCAAATAGACCTGTGGTAAACAAAGAACAAGAAAACGGATAAGGAGATAAAATGAGAAACGATTATGGGATACGACCAAGATCAGCCATGATGAAAGGTGGAAAAGCAAAAA